CTCTGGCTCTGGCTCTGGCTCTGGCTCTGGCTCTGGCTCTGGCTCTGGCTCTGGCTCTGGCTCTGGCTCTGGCTCTGGCTCTGGCTCTGGCTCTATAGGATTTTGTTCACCTTCAATTTCAACTGCATAGCCTTTTAAAACAAGTTCACGACCATGTAGTTCCAACGTTTCAATTTCCTCGCCTTCAACAACAACTTTATTACCAAAATAAATTGCACGTAATATTTTTAGTTTCATCGCTCACCCCAAAAGAAAAAGCGGCCTATTGACCGCTTACATGGATTATTCACCTGTTGTTGGCGCAGTAAAATCACCATAAATAAAGGCTTCAGGTCGTTTTACCGCTAATGCCAATCGTTCCTCACAACGAATGGAAATCATGTTTCTCTCGAAGTCATCGCTGTTTTCAGTAGAAATGACAACATTAGTTTCCTCACGATCGAACAGTTGAGCCCCTGCATTGAATGCCCCAGTTAAAAACTTACCTTTAAAGGCAGCGGCCTGTGTTTCTACAACTGGCAGACCCCAAAGTGTTGGGCCGATTAACCCTGATGGGTTCGCTAAGATGTAGCGACCCAACTCATCTTTTGCTAGCTCAATCTTCGCCCAATCAATAAAGTGCAAAACATGTCCTGACGCAGGGAAAAGTGCCAACTGAGCCTGAAGCATTGCGAGACGTAGGTCATCAATACCCGTTTGTTTTTTCACTTCAAACTCAGCTTTAAATTTAGATGCTTGCGGGATAATGCCGTGTAAATGGGCTCCAGACCCATCTCCGAATAAAATCTCCTGCTCCTCAACGAACTTCAAACCGTAACGCATTTCCGTATCTACTAGTGATTGAAGTTGAAAAAAGTCATCCAGAATCTGCTTAGATGATTTAAACATATGAGCAATGGTGGTTACTGCTGTCATTTTCGGCTCAAATTTAATATCACTGTAAGGTTTTTTGGTGTTTTCAGGCACAACAGCCGCGTTGTTAGTAAAGCCTGTTTCTTGAACCCAGAATATTGCTGGTGATTGAGTCTTGCCTGGAGCGATAAGCTCACGGATAAACAAGCGCTGCTTAGGTGCGACATCGACTCCCGGTAACCGTTGAGGCGCTATAACCCCTTCTGGAACATCCGTAGAAATTAATGTCGCGTTTACAGGCACTGATATGCGTTTATTTCCCTGAACGCTGGAGTTAATATCTTTTAATACTTCAGCAGAAACAAATTGCTGACCAACACTTTGAACCGCTTTCAGAGCGTTATTAAGCGGCATCTGAGCAACATGTTGCTCCAGATCGCCCAATGCAGCCTTTAGAGTTGTCTCGGCAGCTTTTAAAGCGTTTAATTCGGATGCCATTTTATCAACTGTATCTTTAGTTGAAGCATTTAAGCTACCAGCCGCTTTCGCTTCTTTTAAAGCCTCCTCCGCTTTAGCGGTAAATTTTTCATTAGCTTCTTTGATTGTTGCTGACAAGGTTTTCAATAATTCATTTGTATCAGACATAGTGTCTCCAATAATTAATTAGCTTTAGCAAAGGCTTTTACGGCCTCTTGCAAATCAGATAAGGTTTTTGGGTTTATTTCGTTGGCAGCGCTTGGCGTACCATTAGGATCGGAAGTAGCGCCCGGCATACTTCCTGTTAAAGCACTAATCAGTTTTCGTCGCTCGGAACGCGGCATGTCCGCTTTAGCCAAGGCAGCATCGAGCTTACGTATAGCGGCTTGGGGACTTTCATCTCCATCATTAATTTCATCAGCCGCAAGCAACCCGTCGGCAAAACCTTTTGCTATTGCATCACTTGATGCGATATAGGTTTCATCATCCATCATTTTGCTGACAACACTTTCAGACTGACCACTTCTAGCAACATAGATATCGGCCATTGATTTATCAAAAGGCTCTAAGTCTGTCGCTAGTTTTGCAAAGTCGTGGCGGTTACCAACCCCTATTGACCAGCAGTTGTGGATCATCAAAAATGCGCCACGTCCCATATGGATTTCATCACCTGCCATCGCAATAATGGATGCGGCTGAAGCAGCAATACCCAAGATATTAACGGTGACTTTACCGCTGTGGGCTCGTAGTAGGTTGTAAATTGCCAGCCCTTCAAACATGTCACCGCCGGGGCTATTGATATTGACGACTACATCATTGTTCCCAATAGCCCGGAGTGCACCAGAAATACGCTTAGCGGTTACTCCCTCCCCCCAATAATCCTCACCAATGACATCTAAAACAGAAATAGTGTTGTCAGAGCTAGCCGCACGGATACTGCTATTCCACTTATCAAGTGCTCTTGATTTGAGTTCATAGCTAATCGATGCGCAGGGGCGATCCTCCAGCGCAACTGGCAAATTGTTTCTTTTCATTAAATTTCCTCCTCAGAATGAGGTTTTTGGGGTTGAGTTGTTGGGTCACCTTCTGGGAATAGCCAGTTGGTGATTTGAGCCTTAAGCTTTTCAGCCTCACTGCCAGAAATATCTTTCCCTAACTGGTCAATCGGAGTTAAGTTGAGTTGAACTGTGTAAATATCACCACCATCAATGGGCGGTAAATTTTCAAGACGTCTCACATCATTACGACTCATCCAACCATTTTGTAATGATGTTGTATAGTAAGCAGCCCGACCGGCACTATCTGCTCGAAGTAACCCTTCGACAGAAAACTCAGCGTAATAATCATCATCGCCACTCAATAAGCAACGACTGATTTCTTGCTCAATATTGACAAGTAATGGCCTCAATGTGTTCGTTAAAAACTGCATGTTCATACCTTCCACACTGGATGCCCAACTGCTTTGTTTATCCATATGGCCAACCATAAACGGAGGAACACGAAACCAGCGGCAAATTTCCTCTATACTAAAAGCCCTACTTTCTAACATTTGCGCTGCTTCAGGATTCATAGTGACATTGTTGTATTTCATGCCCCCCTCAAGCACCATCATTTTCCCTGCATTCTTAGAACCGACAAAACTTAATAAATAACGTCTAATACGCTCTCGCTGCTCGTCATTTAAAGGAATATCTGAAGAAATAAAGCCTGAGCTCTGCAGCCCGTTTTCGAATATTTTAGCGGCTGATTCTTCAACTGATAATGCAGAGCCAATGACATCTCGCCCTGTTTGAATGGGGATCATTCCACATATGCCATCCATACCAAACCCGCGGATATGCATCATATTTTTAATGGGTACCATTCTCTCTTTTTTGGTGAAAGGGTCTGTATATTTATATTCAAGTATTCCACTGGCTTCATTACGCTTTACGACCATGTTTTGAGGAAGTAGCGGATCCAATGCAACAAGCTTTGGACCGATATATTTTTTTTCAATAAAACTATTCCCGCGCAGACATAAACTGGCCACTACCATTAGCATGAACCTTGATGGCGTCATCTCTATATTAGGTTGCTTACATAACAGCCTATAAACAGGGTGTTCTTTAGCTAAAGTACGCGACCCATCACTTCTGCTTTGGTAGATTTTTATGGGCAAAGTTGAAATCGATTCACTGAGTAACCTCACACAGGCCCAGACGGTTGAGAGTTGCATTGCTTTATCCGCAGTAACAAGCTTTCCACTACTGCTCACGCCGCTCCATTCTTGCCAAAACCCTCCATTGGTTAGCGATATTGGAACGCCCAACCAGTTAAGAAGCGCACTCTTAACGCGCCCCGGCTTCTTGTTATGCTTCATCAGATACCTACTATGATTGGGTTATTTATAAATCCTGAATAATCGGGTTTATCTTCATGCAGCATCGCTCTTCCGACTGCCATCATTGTAGAAACCGCACCATCTATTTTATTTTCATTGCCATCCTTCGTTGGCCTAACAACGTCATCACTACCCGGCAAATATTTGCCGACCACATTTTGGAAGCACCATGTCATGATAGGGTTTCCGTCATGATGGAAACGACCAGCAGCAAGTGCAGCTTCAATCTCTTTCATGGGGTCACTCATGTTTGTGTAGTTTTGTGTAATCGAAATAGGCTCCAGCCCTTCATCCTGCAATCGATGCGAAAGCGCAATAGCGCCAGATGGATCGATAGGGCTTGAAACTATGTTGAGATGTGCTCTCAATTTTAAAATTGAGTCCTCAATGAGACGATAATCAACTTCTGCACCATCGCTCGGAATGAGAACACCTTGATTGACAAAGCTTTGATAGCGTTCAGCGGTTCGTAACTTGTCAGTATCTGTTGAATAAATGGTATCTTCAGGCGCAAAAAATAATGGTGATACTGAAAAGTAATGTTTTTTACCGTTAATTTCGCGCTTAAAGATAGGTGCGACACAGTTCAAATCTAGCTTTGTCGCTAAGTCAATCCCCAAATAAACATCTTCACCGTAGAAATCTTCAATTTTTAGGCTCTTGTCCTCCGCTTTTCGCCAATGATCCATGTTATAGAACGCTGACTTAGCGGTGACCCAAATATTGAAGTGTTTCGTTTTGATTTGATTGGTCTGTCTGGGAGTGGTTATCCCTAACTCTTGTTTTGCTAGCAGATAGTCATATTTGACAGAAACACCACAGTTAGGATTCGATTTAATGACTGCTTCTGGTACTTTCCAATCATCTTCTTTATCAATAGTGTAAATAATGCCAAAAATTTGCTCGTTAGCCCCACCTGTACGAATTCCCTCAAGAATTTCAGTTACTTGGCTGCGTTTATCATAACAAGGGCTTTGAATATCAAAACCTGCCGTCGTGATAATAAGTGTAAGCGGTTGCTCTCGAGCCCCCATCCCTGTTGTCATTGTCGTATACAGCGCATCCGTTGAATGCTCGTGGTACTCATCGATAATGGCACACGTTGGGTTATCACCATCACCGGGATCACCAATTAATGGCGCAAATACAGAACCATCTGGGCGAGTCATTTTTTCTGCCCACGGTTTTATCTGGAAACGCTTCCTCAATGACGGGAGCTTTTTTACCATCGCGAGTGCAGGCTCAAAGACTTTCCATGCTTGCTTTTCAGTTGTGGCGCCACAATACACCTCTGCGCCATACTCACCATCCGCACAAAACATGTAATTACCAACTGCAGCAGCAATGAGTGATTTCCCGTTTTTACGGGGTACTTCGACATACATTTCTGTAAATCGACGGTTACCACATTTCTTTTTTACCCACCCAAAAACCACACAGAAAATAAATAGCTGCCATGGCTCAAGCGTGATCCGTAACTTTCGTTTTGCCCAGTCACCTTTGGTGTGCGGCATAAGTTGAGCAAAACGACAAAACCGCTCAGCCTTATCTTTATCAAATCGATATGGCCAGTTTTTATCTTTCGCTTTCTGGAGATCGTCTAAATGCCGTTGGCATGACTGTTTGACGTAGATACATGATGGAATTTTTCCGCTAACAATATCTCTAGCATATTGATTTGCCGCGTTGACGCTCGGATAAGTAGCCATAATTAAAACTCATCGAATTCGTTTCCATCATCATCTTTCTCTTTTGCGCCAGTGCTTCTCATTCGACTCAATGGGTCTAGGCCGAGCAATGATCCCAGTCGTGCTATTTGTGAAACGCTATCATTTCGAACAGCAACAGCTGGGTGCTTTTTAAGCCCCCCAGATCCGCTCATTTCAGTAATACCTCCACTTTCCAAATCCATTTTAGCGTGATTTAAAATAACCTGTTCAGCCGTAAGCATTAGTTGAAAAGCGTTACAATAAGCAACAAGTAATGGGGCATCTTCAAGTTCGAACGTACCGCGATCAATTAAAATCTTACTTTGTGTTTTCCACAATTTTATTGCCGCATCTCCCATAAGTTCATCGGGTGGAGCAATTCGAGTGATGTTACTTTTTCCGCTTTTAGCAGGTAAATTTTTGCGTCGTCCACCACCCGAGGCTCGGATACCGGTTGCCATTTATCCCCCTAAAAATGTTAAAAAGTTTCGAAAAAAATAATCCTTAATTCGCGTCTGTAAAAATTTACCTGAAGCGGCAGTCCTAGAGCGCGAGAGTGGTAGGGATTTTACCCGCCCCCCTTTAGATGATAATAATTATCATTTAATTTGAAATTTAAATATAACAATCACTTACGAATTCGCTCTGTTGCCGTCTTTCTTTTATGGCAAGGCCAGCATAGTGATTGCAAGTTACTATCATCATCAGTACCACCATGTGCTTTAGGTATGATGTGGTCGACAGTCTTGGCTTCTACAGCTCGAGGTAGGCAGTTTTGACAAAGGTGTTTATCACGCTGAAGGATGCGGGGCCGTATCTTATCCCACTTGGAACCGTAACCTCGTTCATGCCTGCTCTTACCGGGCTGGTGGCCTTCCCATCCTGTACTTATATGATCTTGGCAATAACCACTACGGTCAGTGGTTGTCTTACTACATCCGTGCTTTCGACAAGCACGAGGGATACGCGGTGGCATCGGCAACTCCTACAGTCGTTTGTTGTGGCGTAACATTATCCAGCAATCCATCAACTATCATCTGCTGCTCTTTAATATCAGAATCAATAGTTGCCCTTTGCTTTTCCACTTCAGGTGGCAACTCTTTATCACCAAGCATTGTGATAGCCGTCTTTATTAAATAAAGAACAGCGAGCTTTGTTATGTGATGGAGAGTCTCTGCTATTGGATCTGAGCTTATTTTGGGGAAGGCTGTACTGTTCATCTATTGACCTCTAATTAGATAGTCATTTAAGTGAATTTCAGGAGCAGCATCAATCATTGAAGGTGTTACTACAAAACTAACTGTAACAGAGGTTGTAGCTGGAGCCTCTGTATTTATTGCAACCATTGTTTGACCTGATAACAGCTTGCCGTTAGCGCTAAGACCGTACCCTACAAACTTTCCATGTTTAAGTAGTTTAGATAATTTAACGTCTTGCTCACCATCAAGGCCTATTGGATTTCTATATTTTGATTCATGTTGCATAGCTTCACCTTCAAATAATAAGGGTTCAAGATTCAGGGATATAGATCGATTGATGTGGTTTTATATCATTCATAATGACCATCCTGATTTAATTGAACGAATCTCCTTCATCACCCGCTCTATTTGGGTTCCCATGCCCGATATAGTCTGCTCAATGTTTGTAATTCTTTCAGTGTCGCTGGCAGGTGCCTCACCATCTGAAGCGTAGGCATTCTTAAATAGCGGGTATTTATCGGAAAGCCAACCAACTTTGCCACACTGAGTACAAATGTGTTTAAATCTCGGCGGGTCAGTTAGTTGAATGGTATTGCACCCTTTATCTCTAACCATTGCACCTTGTTTGCAATCATCACATTGATATTCTGTAATAGTTGTTATCAACCTCACCGCTCTTGGCTTAAGTTTCATGAATTTACCTTTAATAATAAAAATCGCTAATTAGTAATTAATGAATTCTAAAATATTTATTTATATTGAAAGCAATAAATTACTTACTTATTATTGGATGCAAGAAAATTAAATACTTTTTATTTAATCTAGTTACTAGACCAACTTAAGGATAAAAATGTCAACTTCTCCCAAAAAAATACTACAATGCCTATTCATTTTTGATGCTATAGCTGCTTGCGTATTCATTTTCGCGCCAATTTCTACTCAGAATCCTAAATGGGCTTTAATCTCAATAGTAATAATAGCTTTTACCCAGTTATTGATATTATATATTTACTACCCTGATTTTGTTGAAAAAATAACTGAACTTCTAACCTCAGTATCTGTTTGTATTACTTCAGCTTATACATGTTTTGTTTTTTACGAAACAGGTGATATCTTTGATATTAATAGTTTTCTTTCTAGGATTAACCCTTCATTATATTTTATAACATTAGTTCTTATTACATCATCCACATTTGCAAGTGCCATGTCTAAATACAATCAATTCCGAAATTCCTGAATAACATGTACTTTTGATACTTGAAAATTTCAATAAATATTATCTTAATCAAACACCTTGCCAATTTTGCAAGGTGCTACTCTGTATTGCTTAACCGTCTAAAATCTTTTGTACATCACATAAATTCATACCGGTACGAATGGTGATACCGGTATCTAAATGAATCTCAGTGCCGCGAATACCATTAAAACTAATGCCTTCGAAATGAGTAATGCGCTCCAGCACCACAACAGTACTTGAGTTGTAACCGGGGCCATAAGGCGAAAAGCTATAAGTCTTCATTGTGCTACTCTCTCATCATCTGTTTTCCGAATGGCTTTTAATTGCCCATTAGCCTTATCTAACGCTGATAACAAAGGGTCAATCCATAGCACCGCTTGGCAATAGGTTAAGGTGCTGGTGGTAGTGGTACTAGTACTGGTTCGGTTAGTGTTTTGGGGATCGGCGTACATTGATCGTAATTCGTAGGTGTACTTGAGCAACCCATCAGCAATAGGCTGAGGCACAGGCAAATCACAAGTAAGCTCTTTTTTGAGTATTTCTCGATATTCAATGACTTTCTCCTGTGATTTGGCTTCAGCCTGAATGCCATGGCGATAAGCTGTAGTGGCTATTTGATTAAACCGATTGAATTGAAGTGACTGACTAGCAATGATTTTGCTTTTATTACTGTTATCCACCTTTAGCAACGCATTGTTTTCATGCTCTGAAACAGCCCACCAGCCTAAAAACACAATCATTAAAAAGAGCCAGAATGAATTATCTATCTTCATAAGTTAACCTGCTTACCTCGATAGTGATCTAGGGCTTTTTGGCATCGCTTTTCTAAACTTACCTTGTCAATACTGCAGGTATCGTCTCTGAGTACATATACGCCAGCTGCCAAGTAGAATGGGATTCCGATAATGAAAGCGGATATGCATAAGCGAACTCGCCAAGGCATACGGCTTTTTCTACTTCTCGTCTTGTCATTAACCCTTTCCACGGCTTACCCCCTGCATATATCCAGCGTTTAAGTTCATTACATGCGCCAGCTTGGTCACCAGCATTGAGTTTTTTTAGTAACGTAGAACGTGAGAATGCCCCTGTTCCTACGTTATAAGTGAATGAATAAAGTGCAGCCCTGGTGTAATCAGGGATATTAACTTTAATTAAGGGGTTCACTGCCTTAGCGACAATTGCCAAGTCCTTTTCTAGCAACGCATCACACTCGGCTTTTGTGTAGGTTTTTGTGGGGATAATGTCTGGGTCTGTGTGCCCATAACATACGGTAAGAACCCCCACCACATCACGATAGGGCTTAGGCTCATACCCTTCAAAATTAGTGACCATCGCCATAGTTAAAGCTATCAAGCCACCAGCAGCGGCCGTTTTGATTTTATTTGGTATCTTTGGCATGAGCCGCCTCTTTGCGTTTATCTTCTTTTCGTTTGAAATATAAATTTGTCAAAAATGTAGCTACACCTAAAAGCAGGCTTCCCAACACCCCAATCGCTGCCCACTGCTCAGATGAGAAACCATCTAACAATTGTTTTAGCCAATAGAATGTTGAACCCGTAGAGGCAGCATAGGAGGCGCCAGTTGTTAATTTGTCCATACGCATATACCACCCCCTACGGAGTGCCCGAAATTTAGTTAATAGGTAGCCACCAGCAAAGTCATTTCAGTAATTAAACATGTTGATAGTGATTTGCGGTGGCTATATAAGAAAAAGGCCACGCAATGCGCAGCCCTTGGAATAATTTTTGGAATATTTTGTTGTTCGAAATGGTATTAGTTGATTTAGTTCAGTCAGGTTGTTCCTCACACAGGAACCTTATATCAAGTAATTTAGCTTTTCGTAACTAACGACATATAAGTAGACTTCCATTTTTTTTTGCTAACCTGACAACAATGGTCACATCCTTTGACTTTTGGGAAAAAATACGTTTTAGCAACACTGATAGCTGAAGATGTATTATCAAAATTGCCTAAATATAACTTACGTAAATCTTTGGGCAAGTTATCACAATAAAACTGATGAATTGAATGAAAACCAAACCTATCAACTAGCGTATCGATATAGTAATCCATAATATTACTCCTTTGATTTGATAAATAAGGAGATAATAAAAGGAGCTGTTGATTATTGCTTAAAATAAACGCATATTATAAGTAAAGCTGTTAATACTAAGCTTTATAATTCCCCACAATGAAAAGTTACCCCCAGTTTTGCGGATGGATATCAGGAACGACAGCCCTTCCACTCAAAACTATTTTGTCATTGCAGAAAATAAAAAAAGCCGCACTTGGCGACTTGTCTTTTGCTTGTAACTTAACGCCTTACACTACTGTTAACGCAACACGGGCATGTTTTCACAATCGTATAACCTGAGTTTTTAGCTGCCTGAATAGCTTGTATAACATTAATAAAGTTACCAAGGTAAAGTCTATTCAAAGCCATAGGCATACTTTTACATCCAACTTTATGTATTTTGTAATCTTCCCGTAGCTTCATTATCGTCTGAATATAATAATTCATATGTCTCCATTACATTTTACAAAGGATTAGTAACTAGCATGAACTGCAATCGAAGCATCTGAGCTCGAAATTTAATTTTGCTGAGATTAATTACTCGTCCAATTAAGACAATGACTGAATAAATTTACATCCAGTAAACCAATGCAACTGTCACCAAAAGCAAGCCTGTAATGGTTAAGGCATTTTGTGCAAACGATAAAATTCGCTGAAAAAGTGTAGGTAGGTTCATAGGTGATCCCTTAGGAAATAACTTCCTTTGGATACCGCATCTATTTTTTAGATAAAATCTAGCGGGTGCAAGATCTGCTATTATTGCAATGAGGTATATGCGAAGCCCATCATAACACACAATACAGAACAAATACGTTCCATTAGCTTCAAATATGACAAAACCCCGCATTGCGAGGTTTTAAGTAATAACCTAATTGACTATTAACATGCCTGTGCTTTCATCACACTTTTGCAAAAAATACATTTTGCACCATGTGGATTGCTGACCGATATATCAAACTGTGAAGTTCTATATTGGGAGCCGCTACAGCAAGGGCATTTAAAATAGAGATAGATTTTTATAATGTTTTTAAAGCGCCACCACGTTACCAGCAGCAGGACCTTTCATTCCATTCTCAATTGTGAATGAAACTTGTTGTCCTTCAATTAAAGATTTGAAGCTATCGCTCTGAATCGCAGAAAAATGAACAAAGACATCTTTACTGCCATCTGCTGGAGTGATAAATCCGAAACCTTTATTATCGTTAAACCATTTTACTGAACCAGTCATTGTATTAGACATAGAATTTCCTTTAATTTTTTTGATTGCCATAAGGCATAAATGAGGTTTGTTTTTTATTTTTACTTATGGGAATTAATTAGAAGGAATTCGCAATGAAGAGGTATCTGAGATAACGCTAAATGGTGAAAATCTTTAAACTGACTAGCATAAATAGGCCTGTACTTCCAAACCGATGAGCTGATTAAGCCACATAAACTCTAAGATAGCAAATTTTATTTTAAATAATAGCATAAAGCACACGCAACAATACCGATTCATGTATTGTTTATCATCGAACTTGTTACCCAGTGCGATACCATCTGGTAAACGTGACCACGTAACATAGAAACTATGAGGACACATTATCTCAGTAGGAGCATAGTAAGTTCTGGTAAAACAATCCTCTTAATCTTTATCGACCTGAATGTAGCCTATATGCCAGCCTCACACGAGTTAAGTACAATGACTTCTCTAGCAACTAAATCTTCGGTTGGTAATTCACTAGCAGGTCTGAACAACTAATTCAGCAAATATTTGCATTATTGGGCCTCAGAAAACAAAAAGCCGCACTAGGCGACCTCTTAAAAATTATGCAATTTAATCACCCTGCACTGGTGACACCGTGTATGGGGTACTATTCATCTATCTGAAAATATTATTTGAGGTTAATGTTATGCCAAGTTTTCCACAAACAAGACCAGCAATGAAACGACAAAAATCACCACTAAATATTGCATTCCAACCATAAAATCTAAAAAACGATTAACTGCTTTCACAAATCCCGACTCATAAACAAGGTTCCATAAGGTAAATTGTAACTAAAGCAGCATCAAATATCCACATAAAGATAATGTATACATCTAATGTAGCCAACTAGCTCTAATTGTAGAATATTCACCTTATCCAGTGTGGAATAGCGACAAATAGAAGAACTAATACCAGTGCAGCTACCGCTACCTGTAATACATTAAAGATCCCCATAAATACAATCCCTTTATGACTAACAATTGTTTACTACTTGGTTGTTATATAAAGGTAGCAACATTTTACGCATAGTAAAGAATTGTACATATCAAAAGCAAAAAACCCGACATTACTGACGGGTCTATAGCACAATCACGATTAAGGGGGCTATGGAACATTTCCACTTCGGGTAGGCATTCTTTTCAGGACTCACCGAGTAGCATTAATTCAATTTGTACCCATACTCTGCACATTGCTCAATAACACTGCGATACTTATATTCATTATCACCAACCAGAACAACTCGTCGTAAGTCAATGTTACCTATAGGCTCAGGCATTGATGTGATGAAAGGGATTGATTCTTTATTTGATTTAGCGACTGAACCACAGTATGCATCAAACGGATTAGCAATTATTTTACCGAGTTTAAACTTTGCAGATGCTGGTAATTTCAGGTGATTTTTTATTAAGTTAGTAACCTTAACCTCTTCTTCCTTAGTTAGGCTTCTTTCCGCTGCAAAAGTACTGCTCGATATAACCATAATCGAGATAGCCAGTAATACTGAAAATGATTTACTCATTTAATTATCCTCCATTAAATATAAACATCAGATATCTATTTAATTTAGGAGGCTAATATTAATAAAGACTAAATAATGAGGCAATCAAAAACCCCGTATTGCGAGGTTTCATTCTATAAGTTCGGTTACAACGTATTCACTCTTATCACATTAGCACCCAAAATTCGTAACGAAAAGCATTTAGCTATTAATTATTGCTTTATTTGTCCATTCATCCATTTCTAAGACTACGCCAGCCATTATCAAACAAGCATCAATAAAGGTTTCGGCTATCATAATTTTTTGCCTAACCTTACCCTCTGAGCACTTCATATCTCTTGCAATTGCTGATTTTGAAATGTCCTTTATATAGTGCTTTTCTATTAAGTCGTACTCGTCTTTTTTTCCTGCTTTTATTAGCTGCCCAACTGCTGAATCAATAATTATTCCATCATCATCACAACATGAAAGGCGAACTCCATTTGTGCTTGGCAACAATCCCTTAAAACCTGCCGCTGTCGATGCATAACCAACACGGCTTTTACCTTCAGCAGCCCAACCACCCCAACGCTCTAAAACCAACTGAATATCTCTCATGCAAAAAGTCCCCTGCGTTCCGCACAACGCATTAACCAAAAACACCCAGTGCCGCTGAACGGTCTAGGAATCGAAATAACAAAACCAACTGGCTTCCATGCTCCCTTTCCCATCCATTAGGATCCTTATGCAACTCGCAGTGGTGAATGCGACATAATGGGATAGTGAACAAATCATGGGCCTTAGTGCCCATTCCACCCTGACCATGACCGATTAGGTGATGTGCTTCGTGCGCGATGGAATTACAGACACAACATGGTTGTGATTTTACCCACTGCAGGTAGTTATCATTAATCCAGCGCTGTAATTTAGGCTTCAACATCAAACTGGCTGGTGGCTCGGGGTCGATGGTTAAATTTAATACAGGTTTTGATACCCGTTCATCAATCACTTCGTCGCTGAGGTATTGGTCAGAAAAAGAGATAAGACCCGATGGTTGATGTTTTAATTCATCAGGTAATGTCGTGATCAGCATTCTGCCATTAAACAAATTTAGGCTTGCTCCTGGTTTAAACATCACAGCATTAACTTCAGGAAT